CCTTTTCTTAAACCATAATCCATTAATTCACTTTCGGACATATCGTTTAAAGGAACATTAGAAAGATTTAAAACTTCAGGATTATTGTCTCTTATAGTTCCATATCGTTGTGTAGTAATATCTTGAAAACTATTATTATCATTAGTATTTTGATTGCCGTAATTTATATTTACTTCTGTTTCTTCTTCTGCAGGAACTTGACCTGCTACTTGGGGAACAACTTCATATTGTGCAAAACTTTGATTTGGATTAGGTTTAGCTTTATAAGGAAATTGATTAAAGGTACTAAAATCAGGGTCATAACCTGCAATTTGAGACTCTGTTAAACCTTGTGATAATAAATTATTATACGTAGGAAGAGAATAATTATATCCATATAAACCTGTACCCCCTTGATTGATACCTAATAAGTTTTGTAAATACGGATTTTGTGCCATTATTCTTTTCCTTGTTTAATAAAATCACTTTCAATTTCAGCAGCTTTACGTAATTCTTCTGAATCTATTTTTTCTGCTTCAATTTTAAGTTTTGTTTCTAATTCTAATACTTTTTTCTGCATGTCGTACATCATCTCTTCACGTTTTTGTTGAAGAGTTGCCATTGTTTTTTCTTTTTCTAATTTTAATTCTTCCATTGCAGCCATAAGAAGAGGATTTTCTTTCATAGGGTCTGGTGGTGGAGGAGGAGGAACTGTTGCAGGGTCTAAGAAGAAAGGTTGTGCAGAACTGAAACCAGAATTGACAACTAACTTCTCTAACGTGTTATAAATTTTAGACTCATCTACTAATCTTCCGTACCCACCTTCTTTAACTAACATTTGTTGTATTTGTAAAATTTGTGAAAGTAAATTTACTCTGTGATCTGTATTACCTGTACCTAAACCAACGTGTATTGAAACGTCCATTTCTTTATCAGCCCAATCTTGGGGATTCATTTCTACAAATTGATTGCGTAAACGTATTATACGAGGTTGATCTTGATACTTGGTAGCAAGTTGCATAATGCAACGAAATAAATCTTTTACTCCTGTCTCTGCAAATATTCTCGCTATTAATTCTATTCTTTGTGTACTTGCATTTACTAAAGCATTTACACTTGTTGCTGTTGTATGTGATTTTTGAATTGTATTAGGGTCTGCTCCCATTTGAGAACGAGATATACCTGTTCGTGATTCTTTTAATTGATCTATTTTTTCTAACATGGCTAGACCTTCATTTAAGAAAGAAGGTGTTGTTAGAGGTGTTACTGCACCTGGTCCTTTTGTTCTTACAATACCACCAGGACGTGAAGTAATAAGATCATCAAGTTGTACTTGCCCATCAATAACTAAATGTCTTGCGTTGTTTTGCAAATACATGTTGTCCATAGTTTGACGTAGGACAGTTGATTTCATTAATTGTAAATCCATCACTAAGTCTGCAACACTCATTCCATAGAAAAGGTGTGGCATAGGGATTGGAGTTACCATAGAGAAAGGAAGATAATCTATTTCTTCATTATCAAGGATAATACTTTCATTACCCCCCATTGTAATTTTTCTTAATGTAGGTTTTCCTTTTTTTTCATAATCAATTTTTGTATAACATTCTACTATGCGAACATAGTCAGTTGATTTATCTATACTTTGATATTCTGTTTCAGGAGACTCTGTTTGATACATTTCTCTCTCTGTGTGTTCTTGATTATAGAAACCATCAGTATAACTAGGAAGTTTATCAACGAGTTTTTTATCAAAACCCATAGCAATAACTTCAGCTCTTGTTTTAATAACTCTATGTCCAACAAATTGAGAGTCAGCAAAACTTTTAGCATTTTTACTTACAAACATTTCTTCAGGAGGAATATTCTCTACACAAATTCTTCCTTCTTTAGTTGTACGAGTAATTTTAACATCGTGTAAATATTCTATTTCAAATTCGCCTTGAACTTCTTTTATATCGTGTTCATCTACAGAAACTGTATCATCAATTAATAAAGAATTATATTCTACATCTGTTAAATCTGCGTACTCTTCTGTTTTTGTTTTTTCAATTTCTTTATAATAATGTTTAACAAAACCATTTTTTTGTAAAAGAGCATCTTTGAACATGGTATAGAGGATCATAAAGCCAGGATTGTCTTTCATAAAAATATAATTGACATAATCCGTACATTGTTCAGCCATTTGTTGATCTTCAGGACCTTGGGGATCAAATTTTACAATTTGTTCTCCTGCTGTAAAGATACGAAGCAAGGAAGGAAGTATATTTTCAACAACTTCCAACACATCTTGCGTTACTACTTGGGAACGACCTTCAATTTCGTTACCATAGGGCTTTCCTAAATAGTATTTAAAAGCAGTTCTACGTTCTGCACCGATTGTTCCTTCAAAATAACCGATAGAATTTTCTAATAATTGTCCCAGAAGTGCTAATACTTCTGAATTTCGCATTTTAGCCATTTAATCTTCCCACTTTATGTGCAATGGCCCATCATCTGCGCCTGTAATTTGCTGTTGTGTCTTATCTCCGTACACTTTGGGAACTAATTTACCTGCTGTCCAATGTGTATCGTGCATTAAGAGTTTTAATACAGCAGCTTCTTCTAAACCTACTTTACCTTTACCTTGTTTTGCACGTTCTAATGTCTCTAATGCTTTAGCTCTATTATCGCCTAGCATATATTCAATACCTTCTTGTTTACTTCGACTATATTCTTCTTGAAATCCATCTTTCTTACGAAGCCAAGTACGAATTGTTTCCCATGTAGGCATGTCTGTATCTCGGCAAATAGAACGAATAGATTCTCCATTGGCTAATCTATCGCAAATATCTTTAACCATTTGCTTACTATATTTTGTTGGCATTACCATTATACTATTCCCATATTTCCATATTTAATTTCACTTTTAAAATCACTTGTTTCATTCATTCCAACTGCCATGTATCTAATGGCATCACAACCATGAGAAGCCCATGAGTGTTTTGGTTTATCTAACAGTTGTCCTGTTCTATCGTTTCTTTCCCATTGGTACTGACGCATTGCTTCAATACCTTGTTTACATTTATCTCTATCAAACCACATACGAGAAAAAATCATACGTGTTGCATTAATACCATCTATGACAGGTAACTTAGGAACGATTGTAAAATACAATCCTAAATTATTTGCTATTTCATATCTTGACTTACCACTAGAAAGCTCACGTTGACGTAAATCATGTGGTCCGTAATGGTTAGAATATTGATAGCCTTTTTGTGCTAAAACTTTCACATAATGATCTAAACCCATCGAGGTATTTTCATAATAATCTATCAGGTGTATTCTATTACCCACTCGTTGAAAGAACCATATTGCTGTGGAGTCTCCAACTCCTAAATCCCATGATGTATCTACTTTAAAATTTTCATCGTATTCTATATTTGTAATACGACCATCATCTTGTGCCTTTGTTAAGGACCTAGTGTAGATACCCCCAAGAACACCTGCATCAAAAGATACTTCAAATTCTTGTTCGTATTGTTCTTCACTCATCATCTTACGAGCTGCTTTAAGTTCGTCTTCGTCTATAATTCCTGTTTCACTTGCTTTAAAGACAGCCGAATACCATTCATCAGGATTGTTTACAGCATTGTCATACAGATCAAAAAATGCGTTATGACCTGCAGGAGTACCTATGGCTATAAGCCACCCTTTCCTATCTGATAATGCAGGACGTAATACTGTCCATATATCAGGGGGCATCATTGCAATTTCATCTACAACTATTCCATCAAATCGTTGTCCCCTTAGATTGTCGTAAGAGTCAGCGCCAAACATTTGTATTGTTCTGTTACCTGGTAAGGTAACACGAAGTTCGGTGGTGTGATATTGCACACCTGGAATTTTATGCGTGTAATCTATGCAGTATTGCCAAGCTGCTTGTTTTGCCATTCTGTACGTAGGGGCAATATATCCATATTTAGGACTTGGTAATGTATTGAGCATACATTTTTTCAATATCTCGTTCAATACTAGGCATGTCTTCCCGAAGCGCCTATGTGCCACTAGCACATTCCATCTTTTAAGGTTCTTATGAACTGCTAATTGATGTTTACGTGGTTTATACGGAATCGTTACTTTCATACGTCCTTAAAATTGTTTGGCCAATGTAAAATGGTATTTGTGGAACTAAACTGTTTCCGAGTGCTTTAAGTCTGTCCACCCTGTGGGGTATCCCATTAACCACTCTACCCACGTTGGGTTCAGTTTCCCAGAGGTTGTTGATTCCAAACATTTGCTCTGTTGTGAATTGCCTTTTAGTCTGTACTTGTGTTCCGATGCTGTTGGAGTTGGTAATAGTGGAGTCCAAGGTTTCATTCTTGCTGGATTGAGAGAACCCATTTGCATTTGTTCCGCTTCCTCTTTCGTCAATACTCCCTGATCTACCAGTTTCCTGTATCTTCCTATCGACCCCTCTGATGGCATCATTGACGCCGTAGGCGTTGGCCACAATCCAGATTCTTTCTCTTTTGTGATTGGCACCAATGCTTGAAGCTGAAATACTAAACGTCCTTGTGGTGTAACCTTCACTTTCCAAGTCCTCGATAACGGAGTCGAGACCGAGTTTAATGTGTCCACTAACATTCTCTCCAATGACCCAAGTAGGCCTACATTCTTTGATAAGTCTAAAATACTCTGGCCAGAGGTGTCTCTTATCTTCAACACCCTTTTGTTTTCCTGCGACAGAGAAGGGCTGGCAGGGATAACCTCCTGTGATAATGTCAACTGTTCCAATATCTGTTCCTTTTAATTTTTTTATATCCTCATATATGGGGACATTAGGCCAATGTTGTTGTAAAACTTTTCGGCAATAAGGATCTATGTCGCAAAAGGCAGATGTTTCAAATCCTCCTGTTGCTTCTAACCCTAGGGAGAAACCTCCTATGCCAGAAAATAAATCAAGTATTTTTAGTTTTTTCATAGTCAAGGTGTCGATACATTGCATCTACATCGTCAGATTTAACTACTCCTTGGCCAGACTCATTATGAACTGGTGTAGGCTTATTTATATCTTCAACCAAAGCCTTAAATTCACTCATAAATGAATCAGTTTTCTTCTTAACTTTTTTTTTAGTCATATTTACCTTCGTTCCTCTTTTGTTCCCCTATGGTCAAATATAAGCCTTTTAGGGCTATATAAGGGGTGGGTCTAGTATGTGTGTGGGTCCCCATGTTATTAGCGGTAGCTACTGGGGGTGTTCCCTTAAATTTTAAAAGGTTTTGAGATGGATATTCTTGTATGTAACAAGATAACCACCCATTAAAAACCCTTGTGTTACTTATGTTTTTTAATATGTTTTATTAATTGTGTACTTTCTTGGACCTTGCAGCAACCTGGTGCAGCTGGTTTTTACCTGGATTAGTTCAAGTTTAAACCAAAACTATTCCTATATGACTAATGTACTGTTTTGAGGTCTTTTTTGTATCTAAAGACATATTAAACCCCTTATCATATTAAGTAATTATTTAATAAATAAGGTAAAATATACCTTTTAAAAGATATCTGTTAATGTTAAGAGATATCTATATATGTTTGATACTCTATACCAGAATGAATATTATACTAAATTAAAACAGTATAAATATTCTATTGATCAGATTAAATATGAATCTGGGAATGGTTTTGATACCATTATTACACATTTAAAAAAGATAGAGTACACTTACAAACAAAGACTAAACAAAGACATTAATAGATATCGTTTACTTGCAATACTTGAACTTGAAGACGATATAAAAGTTTATCAAGATGAATACTATCCTAGTGAGGATATTTCTTACTGTGAGGAATGTGAGGATGATTGTTTATCTACTGATATACAAAACCTTGAAGAGAGTTTTTATTGCCAATCTTGTTATGATGAAATTTCTAGACATTGTGATGATTGTGGAAGTGCCTATCATAGAGATAGTGATGAGATAATTTATTATGATTGTGCAGATAGTGATTATTGTAATTCATGTAGAGATGATAATATTTTATATTGTGATGACCATGAAATTGAATACTCTTCAAATGGTTCATGTGAGGAATGTGAAAATGATGAAGACAACCCCATTAAAAATTATAGTTATAGACCTAGTCAATTATTTTTAACAAAACCCCATGAAAATACAAAGCTTTTTTATGGAATAGAAATAGAAACAGTTTTAAGAAATAGTGATAACTTAAATGATATTGCACTTAAAACACTTAACCAATTTGAAAAGAATGAAGTTATTTTAAAATCCGATAGTTCAATTGGGGATAATGGTTTTGAAATTGTTTCTAATACTGCAACCTTTGAATATCATAAATCAGAATTATGGAATTGTTTTTTTAATTCAGATATTCAAGATGATTTGAAGTCTTTTCATGTTAAATCTTGCGGTTTACATATTCATGCAAGTAGAGAATTTTATTCAAATGCAGATATTGGTAAGATTGTTGTATTTTTAAACTTGCCTTATAATACTGATTTTTTAACCTCTTTAAGTGGCCGTGAATATAATTCATATTGCAGACATAACCCAAACAAAAAGATAACTGATTATAAATCTTATGAAAGATTTGAAATATTAAACTTAACCAATAATAAAACTATTGAATTTAGATTATTTAAAGGCAATCTTAAAAGACAATCAGTATTCAGATACTTGGAATTTGTTGATAGTTTAAGTCATTTTGTAAAAGAAATAAAACTGCAAACAAACAACCTTAAATTTTGGCATTATGTAAAATGGGTAAAAAACAACCCAAATACAAAAAAGAAATATAACAACCTCAATTCATGGTTAGATAAAAAAGGTTTTTACAAAATATTAGAAAATAAAATTATTTTTATTAAGAATGACAATGTGAGGTTATCAAAATGAAAACTGAATATTTTATTTTACTTATGTTTATTAATTTAATGATTTTTTTAACTGTTCAATGGGTCAATTTTTAGTATGTGTTTAATAATTTACAGTAAAAACCCTCTTAAAATTTCAATAGATGATATGGAGCAATCTTATACATCTAATAAAGATGGTTTTGGTTTAATGTATATTAAAGATAATAAGATAATAACAGATAAAATACTGCCTAAAAATTTTGATGATTGTTTAAAGCTTTTCAATAAACATAAAAATAATTGTAAAGAAATTGGTTTACATTGGAGATTTAAAACTGTGGGGAATATTAACTTAGAAAATTGCCACCCTCACAAAGTTTTAAAAGATCAAGTATATTTAATGCATAATGGCCCTAGTTTACCTATTCCGATTTTAGAACATGGTAAATCAGATACAAACCAATTTATTAAATATTATTTTAGAAATTTAGTTATTAAAAATAGTTTAATTTTACAAAATAAAAGTTTTATTAAATCTATTAATGATTTTATTGGAAGTGATAAACTTCTAATTTTAGATCGTAAATCTGAAAAGTTTACTATTTTTAATTCTCAAAATGGATATTATGAAAATGATTGTTGGTATTCTAATAGTTATTTTAAAACTAAAACAATAAAATCTACAATAGGTTTTAATTCAAATTATAAAATTAACCAAAATAATTGTGATTATTGTTCAGTTGAGATAAAAAAAGATAAATTTTTATGTGATACTTGCCAAATAGATGAGGATTTATATTACAATAATTATACTTCTAATAATGTTAATTTAATTGATCTTGCAGAAATGGATAGAGAAGAGATAGATCAATTTGTAAAAGATAAAATAGAAATAGATGATAATGATAGTTTAACTGATTGTATTTATCAATTAATACATCAACCTTATTAATTTTAAATTACATTACCGAGCTGATGCAGATTTCCAAAATTATTATATTGAAAAAACCCTTATTTTCTGGGATTTTTTTGAATTTTCAGGAAATTTTTTTTTTGCAGCGTGGATTTTACCAGGTAAAAATGGCAGAAATGTTTATTTTTTTTAGCATCTAAAAATTTTTACTAAACAAGATTTTATTTAACAAGATTTTTTCCAAACAAGATTTGAATTTAACAAGATTTAAACAAGATTTCATTTATATTTTTCGGACAAGATTTCACGAACAAGTTCTGTTGGTTTTTTGTTTTTTTTTGCTGCATCAATCTTAATTTTATCCCATAAAACTTTTGTTAATCGTATAAGTACAGGGTAATTAAATTTTAAAGGTCTTGCCATAATTTCTTATACAAGATTTAAAAGATAAATCAATAAAAGATATCTTTTATGTTTACAAAATATCTCTCATAGTTTAAAGGATATCTCTTATGAATAAATATTATTTTGCATATGGGAGTAATTTAAACCACGACCATATGAATTTTCGTTGCCCAAATGCGAGATTTGTGGGAACTTTAACATTACCTGATTGGGAGCTTGTTTTCCGAGGAGTTGCAGATATTTCTCAACAACCAGGAAAAGAAGTTCAAGGTGGCTTGTATGCAATAACCAATGTTTGTGAACAAGCATTAGATATTTACGAGGGCTACCCTCATTTATATACTAAAGGTTATTTCACTATTAAAATGGATAAGAAAAAACAAGATGTTATGACTTATCTAATGAATGATAGAAATTATTTAATTGAACCTAATGGTAGTTATTTAGAAACTATCAAACAAGGTTATCTTGATTGTGGCTTACCTTTAAAACAATTAACTCAATCGGTAATTAATTCGAAGGAGGTAAATAATGAAAACTGATAAAATTATAGAATTATCAAATCAATTAACAATAGAAGATATGGAACTATTAATTACAATATTTTCTGACAGAATATCTGTATTTATTGGACAACATGATAAAGTTTTATTTACAGGAGATTTAAGTAAAGAAAATCCTGTTTCATTAAATGGGGCCAATATTCAAATTAATATGGAATATGTTGATAAAAAAAATAGTTTTCTTAAACAATATAAGGAGTATTTAAAATGAATAAAGAAAAAATTGCAGAACAAAATGATTTTGTAAGAAAAAATATTTTTGAAATAGAATTAACTAAAAATAAATCAGTTATAACGAGTGGTGTTTCTGCGTTAGGCGAGGACAATGTTATATCTATTATAGAAAAAGTTAAAAATTTTAATGATTTTTCAGAGGATAATAATCCTTTTGGAGAAAGAGATTTTGGTTCTTTTGATTTTAAAGGAACTAAAATATTTTGGAAGATTGATTACTACGATAATCAAATGGAATATCATAGTGAAGATAAATCTGACCCAGATAAAACTGTAAGAGTTTTAACTGTAATGAAATCTAGTGAATACTAGAGAAAGGAAAATAATGACTAAAAGAAAACAAGATATAACTGATAAAATAGCTAGTTTAATGGATAAACATATTGAGCCAGTTATAGAAAAACATATCCATGAAGCTAAAAATGATAAAGAACATTTTGTTAGAAAGTTACATGTTTATACAAATATAAATTTAATGAGTATGTATAAAATTAGAGCAGCATTACCATTAACAAAAAATTTTAAACATTTTATGAAAGAAAATATTAAACATGTTCTGGAAAAAAGTAAAAAACTTTAATGTATTGTATCTGTCATAATAGGCAGCGATTTATCAAATTCGTTGCCTAGATAGATATTAGCAAAACTTTCAATATCTTCTCTGTTTTTAAAACCAGAAATAGTCATAACTAAAGATAACCCCCCAGAATATTTTATTTCTTTTGCCTGAAGGACCAATTCATCAGTTAGTCTGTAATCTCTTTGCAATAGATTTTCTTGTTTCAAGATTTTCTTTTTTAAGTTTGTCATATAAATTTATAATTTCGTTGGGATTTGTCTTTGCTAAAAAACAAATTTGATAGAAGTCTTTACTACCAATATAATCTTGTGAATTTTTAATAAAATTTTTCTTAACTTTGTCAGATTGATCTAATATTCCCAAAGCATCACACAAAGCTCTGTGAAGTATGGCCCTATATAAATAAACTAATCTGTTAGTGGGTGTTTGTTCTACTAATTCTTTTAGATCGTACATATCCGATATCGTGTCAAAACACTTCTATCGGTTGTTAGGATAATATATTTTCTTAAATGTATCGCAATAAGAACAAAACTAGAACACTATTTTTCTCTTTTAGGGTTCCAAAAATCATCTAAATCTTCCAAACCCTCTTGTAATTTACTTAAATTTACAACTTTTTCATCATCTAATACGACTCTTCTCACTTCTTTTGCATTATTTCGACAAAATTGAAGGGCTTTTAAGTATAAATCTTTGAAATGTAGGTATAACATTCGGTTATCATGGTGGCCCATAGAGTTCACAATGTCATTTATGGTACTTGTAATGTTAGGATTACCCTGACCAATCGAGTGAAAAACAGCTAATTTTGTTCCTGCGCTAAATAAAATTAAGTTTTTATCTTTATTCCAAGGACATAATTGCTCTTTTTGATACAATCTATCGAGCTCTGATTTATATAATTTCTGTAATACTCTAGGACCTTTACCAATAGGTTCTAATTTCATTAAACAATTATCAGCAAGTCTTTCAAGCAAACCTTTATCTAATTCTCTTAGTTTGGCTGCGCCATAGTCAACTTGTGTGTGTTTTTTCAAATCTTTTTTCCCTTTTTATCGTAACAAACAAGGTCTTTTGCAAAACCCATGTCATAAACAAATTGATGTTTGCCATCAATGAAACCATTGTATTTGTGATCTTTGCCTAGGTCGTTTAAACTTCTGATTTGCTGTTCCCCAAGCTGTATGTCTTCGTCAATTCTATCTCCATTTAACCAAGAAGAAACATGAGGGTAAAATTTAGGGTCATTAACAGTAGAGATTAAAAAA